TGGGATATAAAAAAAGTAAATTAACAGAAAAGGATATTTTAAGAATAATAATGGGTGATGATGATGAATACAAAAAATTCTTAGAATTGATGAAATAATAAGTAACTAAAGCCGGATTTCTCCGGCTTTTTCTTTACCTATCTCTTTTTTCTACGATTTGCCAATTCCTTACCACTGATTCGATTCACCTTTTGACCACTATATACTGCGTGTAACTTATCTCGTTGCATCATCAACAGATTTCGATAAGGGATAATCTCAAACACTTCTGTATAACTCAGATGAAGCGTATCAACCAAATGGGCTATCTGCCCGAAGAGCGTTGTGTTTCCTACTGTTTCGGTCTTGCAGCCAGCATCGACACGTTCCTCATCGAGCTGACACACTGAAAAGCCGATATATCCATCATGGAGAAGCACACCTCCAAAGCGTCTTTAACTTCTTCAAAAGTCCCGTTCTCTAAAGCCTTTACCAAATCCTCATTACCACAGATGAAACAAGAAATACCTTTCAGCATATCTCCGGTAGCTTCCGGCAGTTCCTTGATAGCTTCCATGATATTATTACCATCCATGCCTATCTTTGAGAAATGGCTTATCGCCCGGCAGATAACCTTGATAGTAGGCGGTTTGATAGTGTAAATCATTCCTCCTATCTCTACATTTTTAAAATCTATCCCTAAAAGGGCATCAGACACTATTTTAGCTGCTTGATTCATATCTTTAAATTAAAAAGGCGGCGAGCAACCACCCACCGCCATCCGAAAACAATCTATTACCAAAATCTCTCTTATGCAGATGGAACTACCTCAGATTCATCGAACCATTTCTCAGAAGCCAAACCATCCACACCGGTGGAAAGGGGAACGGCCGAAACAGCCAATCCGATAGCCTTGTCGGTATTAGCACCACGTCCGTTGATAGCCGCTTTCGGGAACACCACATAGACACCATCTTTAGTTTTACCAATGACGCACTTATGGATAGTCTTATGTTTTCCTCTTTCCCAATTCTTCTCAGTGGCTTTTCCACCTTGCAAATCTTCTTTAGTCTTGTAGTCATACTCACCAATGGTAAAGTTGATTTTCACTTCGCCAGGTTCGGAACTTTCACGGTAATACTCACCAGTCAAAGCATTCTTGTAACGAGTGACACTTGCTTCCGCTTCCTCATACTGGAATGTATCACCATGTACATTTTGTACCTTTTTCGTTGCTGCATTTTTCAGAATTGCGGCAACTTCTGCACCTGTCAACCCGGTAACAGGGGTTGTAACCGTTGTGATTGGTTCTGCATAATACAGTTCGTCTATTTCTACTGCTGTTATCATATTATTTCACATTTAATACGTTAAACAAAATTCTCACATTCACATAATGACACTTTAAAGCTGTGTCCGCTTCTGTACCGATTGATTCGATAGAATAACGATAACGAGTGCCGTCATAGGAGCTTACTACATCATCAAACCGTTTCATGGCTTGTCTTTCGAGTTCATTCAAACGGATGGTGTTCGCTTCATTTTCGCTTAAATCAGGAACACAAAGATTCACTTCCGCGAAAGACTTTCTCCAATGAGTGCCCGGCTGTTGCTTCTTTGCATGGATAACGATTCTTTCGGACTTCAATTCACCCGTCAGAGTTTCCCCGTTGGGTACTATGTCTATTCCGAAAGCCTTGCAGTCCCGGTAGAGGATGTTTCCTATGTCGGTAGTTACTATCATTCAAATTCTTCTTTTAATCGTTTCTCCGCAAATAAAGCGGCACTACTTAAAACATCAAACCCTTTGGATTCCACGAATGAAGCGTATTCAGCTTCGTTTTTCAGCGTCAGACCGTCTTTATTGACATCGTAATCATTGGACGTTCTCAAAGTGAGCGTGTGGTCTTGATAGTTGCCGTGTTCCTCTGCGTACTTCACGGCTTCATCGCCTACATCAATCATTTTCTTCTCAACTTCCCATTCTCCTTCATCGAAAAAATCTTCTACATCGGAGAAATCTGCATCTACTCCAACCATATCACTCTATAAGAAAAACAATTTGTTTCTAAAGGGCTTTTCGCCACGCCTACGCCTCTTATGCTTCCATCGGGATTTAAACAACGAACTTCTGTACCAGCTTCAACTTTTGACGGTTTATTAAAGACAACCTTATACTTGAAGTCATATAAAACTCCATTGATAGACACTTTCTTTTCCGCACTCACATCATCACAACGGCATTTACATACGTCCTGCCAGCTTTCACCACCTGTTCCGGGGATGGGTCTACCGAACTCATCCTTATCCATCGGGGTGATAACTTTTACCTGCAATATGTGGGGAGCGAATATCATAAGAAGGTACATTTAGGTTTGTCCGTCAGTTCGTCTTTCAATCCGTACTGCTTGCACAGCCATGAGTAGTAGTCCTTGATGCCTTTGATGTCCCAAGACATCGAGAAACCGCTTTCACTAATTGAAGTTGCGCGAAGCAATAGAGAGGGGATAAACTTCGCAATCGCAACGGACACCCGCGTTTGGCAATCCTCGTTCATCTCATCCTCTCCGCTTATCTTCGAGTTCAGACACATATCCAAAAGGTCAGCCTCCGACAACTGGATACCGAAAGTCTGAAACTTTTGCTGTATGTAGTCGTTTACCGTCATGCGTTCATCGTTGAAAGATCAAAGTTCACAATCTTATTCGGAGAGATAAATTCAGGAATCCACTCAGCGGTGTATTCCATGTATCGACCCTCTTCGTCACGATAGTTGCAAACCGACATCTGACCTTCAGCAGTATTGTAAGAACGTCCCGGAACAGGGTCCGTCATTACATACGGCTTATGGTGACGCATCTTCATCACCTTGTCCGTCTGCAACAGGGTGATACGGTTGTCGGCGTAAATCTGCACGTTCTCGCCCGCCTGATTCTCTACGTAGTCCTCTTTGATCTCAATTGCAGGAAGCCCGATTCCAGTAAATACGCTGGATGCCATCTGGTCAGTCACCAACCCTGCATTAACCATGAACTCACGCTCACCAAGAATCATCTTGAATTTATCACCGAACTCAGAAGCCCCTACAATGTTCTTCATAAACGTACCACGAGACATAATCATTTTGGAGAATACACCGTATTTGGCTTTCAATTTCTGAATCTCCTGCTGCAAGTAAGAGATAAATACATTCTTTGCTGAAGCGTCAGGAGTAAGGAAGTAGAACGGTAGCTCGATGTCCAACAATTCGATGTTTTCCTTATTATCGGCCAAATGAACCTGCGCCTTACCAGTCATCAACAATTCAGGAACGATAATATCCATACGCTTGTGCGGAGCAAGCAGAATCTGACGGTAATCATCAACAATAAAATCAATGATTTCCTGTAAGATTGTACGCTGGTCAGCGGTATTGGCAGCATTGAATTTATCAATGATGTCTTGCAATTGCGACAGACGTTCAATATCCATCTGATAACGGTCGCCCAAATAGGCGATTTCAGTATAACCACTTCCAAGGCTACGTCTTTCACGAATAGGCTTCTGATCATTCTTACCCAGAATGGAACCGGCAACAACACCCGTTACTGTCCCAAGATAAGTCTTGAAAACACGGGTTTTGGTTTCCAAGAAATCTCCGTATTGCTTCCAGTAGATTGTGTCCAGTCTCAACTGGAGGACACGGTCAATAATCGCCTGAACGATATTGGGATCTGTAAATAAAGTTTGTATGGTCAAATTCATATCTAAACTTTTAATGATTAATACTCAAACTGGAAACGGCTTGTCAATCCTACCTTATCCAGCTCATGGATCGGAAGAACCAACTTGCTTTCCTTTACCTCATAGGCTTGCATCAAGAGAGTGCAGAGAACCGCTCCATCGCTCTCAACTTTCTTCGCATCATAAAGAACGAAGTTTGCAGTGTTCTTCTTCACTGTTCCACCCACTGCGGTAGCTTCGAAAAGAACCGTATCCTTAGCGATATTTTCTCCGAAAGCCGCTTTGATGGTTAATACATCATAATCCTTGGTTGACTTGTCGATAGATGCTACCTCTGCGCCTTTCTTTCCGCTTCCGATGAACATACCCCGATAAGCCAAAGAATCTTTTGCCACCTTGATGGTGAGATTAGAGTCTCCTGTGGTATAAGCTTCAACCACTTTCACATTGCGGACGGGAACGAGTGTCCGTTTCTTCAAGTCCGCTTGTACAGGTGTGAATACAGGAAGAACAGAGCCTACTACAAGGTTGGTAATATCCAACTTCCACGGTCCGCTCTTTCTGACACCCGTCTCAACACGGTAGAACTCTTCCGGTTTGTATTCCGGGGTCAAGTTATACTTAGTACCTGCTGCCATAAATTTTACTTTTTAGATTCAACAATAGTTTTTGTTCCTTCCGAAATCATATTCGCAATAGATTCAGCTTCCTTCTCCATCTTTGTTTCCGCTGATTCAGGAGGAGTCACACCACTAAAGCCGATATTGGCAAGTTCCTGTTTAGCGTCCTTGAAATAAATGTCTAAGTCTGCATCATCAGGAATCGCATAACGCTTTGCGAATGTTTCGGGAATACCATACTCCTTTGCCTTTGCCATAATCTGCTCCTGCCGGGTAGCCTGTGACTTCTCAGCCTTAAACTGAGCGAGTTCATCGGAAAGAGGCTTAACAGCAGCACTCACCGCATTTGCAATGATGGTCGCCATGTCATCTTTCTTATCTTCCGGCTTTGGATTTGAGTTAGGATTGGGATTAGGATTCTCGATTTTATTTTTCAATTCGTCCAATTGTTTTTGCAGACCCGATTTTTCGTTTCTAACAGTATCAATGTCTCCTTGAAAAGCCTTTAAAAGTCCTTCGACCCCACTAATAGCAGTTTCTATTTGACTTTCTTCAGTAACGGTTTTAGATAAGTAGTCAGCCACCCCGTCAAATGCTTTATCACCAAACCCAAAGGTTTTATACTTCGTTTTTAGTGCTACTAAGATTTTTCCTTTCATACCGTATGAATTATTAAATTTGAAATTCAATTTGCGGAAGTAAAAATACCACCAATACAGATGATTAATAAATATTTGAACTTCTGATTCGTGACCTTCGCTTTGATGTCACAAATGCGGTATAAAAGTAGTGAGTAAGTAGGTGGAAGGGAAATAATTAAATAGGTGATAACGAACAATAAAGAGAAGGTTTGATAATGGCAGAAAAAAGGCTCACAGAATAACTGCAAGCCTAAAATTTATTACCCCCCAAAAATATTTATTCCTTTATATCAACTAGTATTTTATCGGATAATATTCTTCTTCGTACTCAATAACTAATTCTGATGAAACCCTTAGTTCAATCAGCCTTGGATCAGTCGGTGGGATATTATCATCTGTCATAGGAAGAAGTCTTCTACACTTAGGCAAATTACACCATGTTCTATCTCATTCTCTATCTTTGCCAAACTACAAGAGATTAATAGCAGCCAACTCTTTAGTCAAAGACTGAATACCTTTCTGAATCTTCTCCAACTGCTGTTTGCGCGGTTTATGTACTCCGGCAGCATAATGCCATAACTGACGCTCATTGATTCCTGTAATCCGACTCAGAGCAGCTTTAGTAAAAATGTTGCTGTAGTAGTTGATAAAAGTAGCAGCATCAATTTTGAACTTTAATTCAAATTCCCCAGACAACACCTCGCAAGGATTAGTATTATCTTCCAGATACAACTCGATTGCTTCCTTCATATTATCTTCTAACTCTTTCATATCATTACCAACTGTAATGACGGGAGCACCTTCAATATAAGCACTCAGGTTCTTTCCTGCGTGTTCAACGATAACTTCTACTGTTTTCATATTACCTCCTTCTTAAATTAAGAGAACAAGGGGGCTACTTTAGCCCCGCTTGCCTCAAAATGCTGTAATAAGTGCCTTTCTCAACGCCTTTGCTGTTATGATTCGGTACGATAACTACTTTACCGTCTTTTTCAAACTTCATGTGGCTACCTCTCTGACTCTTTAGAACAAAACCGTTTTCTTGCAACATAGTTACAACGTCTTTCACTGATTTGTAACTCATAACGCTTTGGACTTAATTACTATGCAAATATAGTAATAATATGAATACTAACAAATAATTTATTCATTATTTTACTATGAATAAAAATAGCGGCAACTCTGAAGAATCACCGCCAAAGGTCCTATTTTTCATGTACCCGAATTATAAACCCCATATTTTTTCTGACTAAGAAGCGTTTTTCTGTTCTTTATTTCCGATTTGCTTATTCTTAGCTTCTTGTTCTTCTTTGATTTCCGCAAGTTCTTCCTCGATTCTATCCGCGTTCCCGGCAAACATAATACCCTCGCGAGTTGACCAGATACCACCTCTGACTGCGGAGACGGCAGTAGAAACCTTATCGTCTACCGAATCAATCATATATGGTACAAGGTCTGTTTCTATATCAATCGTCTTGGAAGCCCTGCTGAATTCCGATGGATTGATTGCCCCTAAAGCGGAAACAATGAAATTCACACGCCTTTGCATAAACTCGCCTATTACCTCAGCATGATTCTCGACTGCCATATGTGCGCCCATAAACATAAAGCGGAAAGCAGTACCGGAAGCCTTGCCAACGCCTTTCAATGTCTCAAAAGAGATACGTGGAGTATTGGACATATCATAAGCCATATTGGTAAGAGTTTCAGCTTCAAATTTTATCGTATCTGGAACTTGCGACCACGTTAGATATTGAGCGTCTGCACCTTCCCCCGTAAGTTTAACCATCCTGTCCTTAGTCTTACCCATGAAACCCTCCACGTCACCGATAAGTTTCAATAAAGGGAAGAAATGGTAATCAATACAATCGGCATAGTTGGAAAGAAGCTTCTCCAACCGTACACGAAAAGTCTTAATCTTCTTGCAATATGCTTCAGGGCGGTAAGCGTAATCTACAGGAAGCTTTGGGAATCCATGAGCGAAAACGGTCCTTTCCTCGTACCCTTTAGATAAATCCCACTGATAAACCATCTTGTCTGTAATAGTCATAAAGCAGGTAATTTCCGAATCGTCCATGAGTTTTTTCTTATACTCACGGGAGAAAGCAATCATCTTACCTTCATCGTTGAAGAACGGAAAAAGCTTATCACCTCTGAATGGTGACCACAACACACTTTTCAGTTTCTTGGTAGGCTTAACCTTGCCCCCGAAAGTAGTCTTTACTTTCTTCCAGAACTTAGCCCAGAACGAATCATCATCGGTCGCATACCAATACTCGGCAACTTCCTGTTCGGATAACCAGGAACGAACAATCTTCTTGTTCTGATACTTGATTTTGTTGGACTTAAATACAGCTTTGACCGCATCCAAGAGTCTCTTTTCGTCATCATCCGCAGGAGTACAGTCTATAGACGGCTCAGTGCCTACTGTAAAAGCCGTTTGAATGTTTACGATGTCCTGCTCCAAGGGAATAGAGATACGGTTTACCGGTTCGGTTCTGTACTGTGCTTCGGTTTCATAGGCATTACCTGTCTTCTCATCGAAAACTTTCTCCGCTTCCTTTTCAAGAACCTTCCTGTCCGGGTACTTCTCTTTATCCACCATGATTTCATGGCGTTCCGGATTCCAATCATCCCACAACTTGCAGCGGTCGGGAAGCTCAGTTTTCCTACCTTTCTTCAGGTAGCTTATCTTCTGCCCAATATCGGGCAATACTAATATTTCTTCTAAACTCAATGGCATAGCTTATATTTTTAGTGTGTGAATATTCCAGTTAAATCTTTCGGCTTCTGAATCTTTCCCAGAAGCTCACCCAAAACATAATAACGGGCAGCATCTATCCCGTGGTTATCATGGTCTTCGGGTTCATTGATATACTTTCCATCCTTGTCCTTCGCCCACACATACTTTCGGAACTCGCTTTGCAAGTTATACGAATGCTTGGTTATGTATATCTCCATGTCCTGCATCTTATCGATGCCGGCATTGATAGAGCCTGCTCCTTTTTCCACCGCATATATCTTAATACCTCCGTTATGTATTTCTTGAATCAAACGAGGGTCTGCGCTATCGGCAATAACCTTCAATCCCCACGGTCGAAGCGTTTTGATAATGTCAGAAGAAAGAAGTCCGGTCCGGTAATCTACTTCGTCCAAATACAGAGCGTTACCTACAATACCGCACCGAATAGAAGCGGACGGGTCGTGTGTGTAGCCAAAATCTTGCCCGATAGCCACCTTCTTAGCCCAAGCCGGGAATTCATCAACAATTCCCCACTTCTTGAATACAGCACCTTCCGCAACGTCAGCCCAGCGACCGATAACCACATGAGCATACTTTTCGGGATTGCTCACCTTCATATCCTCAACCTCCTTCAGAAACTCTGGAGAAAGATTCTCCAAGTTATCAAGATAGGTAGTATGGATATGAAGTACATTCGGGTGCGTGGAGATTTGGACTTGCACCCCATCAATCTCTACGAGTTTATGGGTATTTTCGATGTATTTTTTGTAGATAAAGTGATTGGAATCACAAGGATTCATTATGATGATTATTCGGTTCTGAATCCCTTTCTTACGGATGGAGAGCATTATCTTGTCGAACTCTTCTTCATTCGTCCATTCCTCCGCTTCATCACAAACAAAAGTAGTAATACCTTGGATGGATTTCAATTTTGCCGTTTGGTTCCCGGAAGAGGTCTTGATACCTCGGAACATGATACGGCTTTTAGTCATTTTGTTGACTATATCTGTCTTGGTGGTCTTGAAATACTTCGTTGTTCCGTCAAGGTCTATCTTTTCCATCATTTCCGGAATGATAGACATACCGGCAGAAATCATCGTGTAGCGGGTGTAGAGAATCTGATGTACAATCTTCTCTACCGGGGTCATTTCAAAGGTCAGCCGTTCTATGAAGGTGGAAGCATTGAAAGATTTTCCGCTACCACGTCCACCGGTGATAAGAATTATAAATTTTTCCTTATCCTCGTATAATGGATGGTAAATTTCTTGAGGTACTATCATTTCAGCTTGTCTTTAATCCAAGAATCAATGTTGATGCCATGCTCTATGTCTGTTGGAATATCAGCGTCTTCATCTTGTTTGCGCTCAATCTTTCTCCAATCTTCATCATGGTGGTACAGCCAAACGGACATTGCTTGCAAATTAGGAGCCAGTTCACTCTCATTTACTTGCAATTCTTCCTCACCGGTCAAATTGCCTTCTGTGTCACGGAGCTTTCTTACTACGGTGCTTTTCGTTTTAATTCCACCAAGAGCCATAGCAAGGAACTTAGCCCTTACCGTTGCATTGATGGTCGCGCGCCCACGCGCTAAGACTTCGGATATTTCGGCGTACTCACTTTTCTTTTCGCAGAAAGTTTGCGGCAGAATCCCCATGGCGTAGGCTATTTCCTTGTCAGTGAATCCCTTTTTAGCATACGATTCCACGAGAGAAAGAAAGTCCTCACTTGTATAATCAAACTTGGGCTTTCTTCCTCCTTTACCTTTTCTATTTGTAGATTCACTTTTACTCATAATCAATTATCCGTTATTATTACCCATATATATGCGGCGAGAGACCGGCTTATTTCCATAGATATTAATTCCTCTTTTTGAGAAATAGCTATCTATTCTTGCACCATATCTTCCCATTATGGATTTCGTCCGATCTCTTATGCGTCTTTGTTTATCTGCACCAAGTCCGTATTGTCTCCCGGCATTATACATTATTCGTCTGGACTGTTGATATAGCTAACCATATGTTTTCTTTCTAACTCGGCATTCCTCCCTAAAAATTAATCAATTCTTTCTACTTGTTCATCAAATACTTCTCCCTTTATGAACTTCATATCGGGGTCATATCCGAACCGTTCACAGAAAGCGGCTTTAGCTTCATAGGTGTCAAAGGACAACATCACATAGGCATCCATATCTTCGGCTGTCTTCTGTGCGTTCTCCTTTACTTGTTGCTTGACCTCCTTCATATGGGCAACCTTCTCGGCGCGTTCTAACTGCCTGACAGCTTTATCAGCTTCTTTCTGCTCGGTTACTGGTGCCATCATATCAGACAGAGCGTCTGCGATAGAGCTTTCTTCTTCGGTTTGTAACAGGTAATCGACACCTATCATGTTCAAATCGGCATCCGTTAAACCGGCGTCTTTCCAATCAATATCGGGAACAATTCGGGCAAGAGCATCAAAATCCCAAGTACCTTGTGCGTTAGGGTTGTTCATCAAAATGTTCAACTCTTTTTCCTGCTGTTCGTCCACATCAATGACATCGACACGGATACAGTAGTCGTTATCGGGAAACTTCTGTAATTCGTCCATGACGGACAAACGCTGGTGTCCACTGACTACGGTTAGTCCTGTACGTTTATTCACCACAATACCACCGACCAAGCCAAATTTCTTGATACCACGCTTTAATGTCTTACGGGATTCATCGGATAGTTTTCTTGGGTTGTAGTCCGCAAAGTGAATGGCAGAGCGGTTAAGCTCCACCGATTCACTCTTTATGTATTTACTTAGTTCCATGTTAGCCATTGCTTAATCCAAACCCTCTCTGTCGAAGAGTATTCTTTTCGGCTCTCGCAATAAGATTATCGCGGGATTGTTTTGCGCGCCTACTTGCTGCACTACTACTCCATGTATTTCTTCTTCTCCAGTTCGCTTCGCTCAATCTTTCTGCTTGAGCGTAAATTTGTTCTCTTGTCTTCCTACGTCTAACTCGGCAATCCTCCTATTATTTTTGTTTATTATAGTATTCCCAAAGCACTCTTTCAGCCATTGGGAAAACTTTGTAAATTCTCTGTAAGTCCTGCGGGTAGTTCTTTTCCATCCAAAGCATACAATCAAGGTTGAAGCCTACTCCCGAACTGGCTTTCAATGAATATCTAACTGGTTCGGGTAAGTTGTGCTGCTTCATGTAAGCAAGGATATCCTTTTGTGTCCAATCAGCCAAAGGATAAACTATACCGTTATTCTCGTAACCGTTTACCTCATACCCTTTCAGCATAAGCCTGCGGTTTATACCATCAGCCTTTTTCATGCCTAAGAACGTGTAATAAACTCTGTGAGTAAGCTGCATAGCCTTTACCACATCAGCCAGTTTCAACAGTTTCACTTTTGGATTAGGCACACAATACATACCACCACGGAGGATGTAAGTGAGGTTCCAATGTGGTACTTGCACAAACTCTATCTTCGGATATTTGGCTTTAGTCCAGTTTATCCAGCGGTTAATGTGCTCTAAGTCCTTGACGAAGTACATGAACACACAAACAATCCGGTCAAACTTCAGATAGATTAAATCAAGTAGAACAAGCGAATCTTTTCCAAGTGATAAAAACAGCAAAGCCTCATTCGATTTTACCCGAATGAGGTCTATATACCGGTTCGCTTGCTTTACTTTATTCATAGCTAACCACCTGACAATCCAAATGAAATACGAAGATCACTGTAACGCTGTCTGCGTGATCCTAACTGTGTGGCACTTGCTGTACCCCTACGATTGGCGACTAATCTACCGCCTGCACCGGCACCGTTCATATTTCTGCGGGGGCCAGCTACTCTGTTTACTCTTCTTGCGACTCAGCAATAAAATTTAAATTAAACAATCAAAGATGTTTTTCTAATATCTTACCTAATGTATAATCCATTTGGGCTGCGAGATATTCTTCACCCTGATAGGGGTAAACAATATCATTACCGTCTTCATCGGTGAGAATGACCGCTTCTGCGTTCTTCACTTCAACGATAATATAAGGGCGTTTACCACTATAGGCACCCGTAAGAAGTTTAATCGCATCGTACTTAATCGGTTTCAACTCAACTTCACCCTCTTCAGGTAATTCTTCATCTACCTTGTACTCTTTGCCACCACATAAATAAGTGATATACTTCTTTGCGTTAATCGGCCTAATTTCACGGTATTCGTGCGTTTTAGTACCAGATAAGATTTCATCGAAATATTTCTGTTTGATACTTAATGTAAGAATATTCATAATCGTGTCGTTTTTAAATTAATATTCATTGTTGCGGGTGCAGGCTCCGCCCCTGCGATTTCCACCAAGTCAAAGTGGCGAGATGACTAGACTTCTCTAACCCGCGATAGTACCCCAAAGATACTACCACAACCAAAGATAACGAAATATCTTCAAATTCTATCTGTGACAATCAGTTTTAAGTCACAGAATCTTTTTCAACCAGATATCCCTTTTCTCTCTGCACGCCCCTAAAGTCGATGCACAACAAGAAAACAACTCACCGCTTTCAGTACGGTAGTCATATTGATACATTCTCACTCTCTTTCCTCTCAACTTGGTATTGTAGGTAGTGTAATTTTCTTTTCCAGGTTGGCATACGCTGCAACCGTTTACATTTATTGAGTTCATAAGCCTTGCTCTTTTAATTGCTTCTCGATATGCTTTATTGTGGATAGTAATTGTTTTGCTTCTTTCGATTTGGGTACATACCAATATTTCAGTGGATATTCACCCGGATTTGTAATATCCCAAGTCGCTTTCTGATAATATTGCTTTTCTAATGCAGGCAAGATAAACTTCGCATCGAAAGCTGTCATTTCAAGCACTATTTTGGCGTTGTCAGGTATTTTAGTTGAGTTCATAAGCTAATATTTAAGTAAATTCTACATCGCTAAGATTCAATACACCTTCATTTGTAAACTCATACCCTATGTATGTAACAGAATTGCCGTTTACAATGTAATACTCTGTCAGATCATCATCATCGCTGTGTGCGAAAATCAAATCATTTGTTACACTAACCTTCTCTCTTTAAACCTATGTAATAGTTGTTATTATAGCAAACTTTTCAGGGATATGTTTAAATGTACCGGTATCTATACCGTCATAGACACCGTACCTCTTCTTGAAATGTTCATCCATAATCAATCATATTGTGCAGGGTCTTCACCCTGCCAGTTCAACTTGTGCTATGTTTAATCTCTTGCCTCTCATTGCATTCAGTTTTGCTGCCATCTTATTTGCTGCTTCTTCTGTTACCTCTAAAGATGCCATACTATTATCATATCCATCTATTACCAGATAATAACCTCTTGACTTCTTTACGTAAAACTCATTAGCTTTATGCTGCTTCATGTAACTTGTTGCTTTCATTGCTTTATATCTTTGTGGTGGGGTTATTATCCCCACCGGTTAATACTTACTTCTGTGAATCTCTCAAATCAAGTTCTACAACTTTGTGATACTTATTGATGTCGTATAAGTCGTGAGCGCAACCTATTGCAGATGCTAATCTTACTGCTTCTTCAAGAGCTGTCATCATGCTAAGCGAAGCATCTTTCGCATCATTTTGAGCCTTATCATACTCTCTGACATTTCTCGCAACTTCTTGCGTCTTTTCAGATTCTTCAAGCTGTGCGAGGGCTTCTCTTACTTGCTTCATTGCATCTTTAATCTCTTTTCTGTAATCGCTTGTCAAAGTCTTCATATCGTATATTTTTTAATTGTTATTCAAACTTATGCTTCTCTATACCCCCTTGCATTCAACCAAGCTATTGCACCTTTGAGAGTTTTGAATCTTTTGCTACTTTCTACTGCCGTACAAGCTGAATAGCTCTTTTCATCATGAATAAACAATGCACCTTCATTCTCACCTTTCTTATAAGAAATAATATTCATATCTTTAAGTTTTAATTGTTATTACTTCGTTTCTGATGATGCAAATGTAAATGATATATTTGACACAATAAACAAAACAAGAAAATAAACTCTTTCTTTTAACTTTGTTTAGTAAATGATATATTTGACACTTTCCTAATAAACG